GGCATTGACAAAGCAATTAAAGAATTTAAGCAGTTAGAAACCGTTGGCGAAAAAGCACAGTTTGCAATTAAGAAGGCGGCTGTACCGGCAGCGGCCGCATTGACGGCGGTTGCGGGCGCGTTGGGTTTGGCGGCTAAAGCGGCAGCCGAGGACGAACAACAACAAGCGATATTGGCAAACACAATGCAAAACGTTGTCGGTGCTACCGACGCAACGGTTGCAGCAACCGAGGACATGATTGCGGCTATGTCGAGGGCGACGGGTACGGCTGACAGCGAGTTACGACCAGCGTTTGCCGCGTTGCTTACTGGCACTAAAGACGTTGGGCAGGCAACTGACGCGCTGACGTTGGCTCAAGACGTTGCGATCGCTACAGGTGCAGATTTGGCAACCGTCAGCGACGCGCTGGCTAAAGCGTACGCAGGCAACATGAAAGGTCTACGTGCGCTATCGCCTGAAATGGCAGGGCTAATTAAAGAAGGCGCGTCACTCGAAGTTGTGATGATGGCGTTAAACGACAATTTTGGTGGCGCGGCCGCACGATCAGCAGAAACCGCAGCAGGCAAATTTAAAATACTTAAAAACAGTTTGGCTGAAACACAAGAGTCGATCGGCGCAGCGTTGTTGCCGGTGTTGCAAAAGGTGTTGCCGTATTTGCAGGCAATGGCTGACTGGGCGCAACGTAACCCTAAAGCGTTTTTAATTATTGCTGGCACAATCTCGGCGGTTGCGGCCGCAATCATGGCAGTCAATATTGCTATGGCATTAAACCCATTTGGATTAATTGCGGTAGGTATCGCAGCGCTCGTTACTGGCTTGACGTTCGCGTACACAAAGTTTGAAACATTTCGCAATATTGTCAACACGGTGCTAAACGGTTTAATTGCAGGTTTTGAAACATTTGCTAATTCGTTTATTGGCGCGATTAATTTGATTATTCGAGGCATGAACCTAATTAATCCGTTTACTGATATCGGTAGTTTGCCTACAATTTCGTTGGGTCGTATCGGTAGTGGTAGTGGCGGTGCTACGGCTGTTGGTGGCGATACGCGTACGGCTGACCGTATGGCTCGAGAGGCAGGCGCGTCTATACCGAGTGTGCCAGCGATCATTGGTGGCGGTGGCGGTACAGGTGGTAGCGGTGGGGCTGGTAGCGGTGGTGGCGGTGGTGGTGTTGGTGGTGGTGGCGACCTAGTAACTATTCAAGGCGCACTAACGACATACGGCATGGCTGAACGTATCGCGGCACGTAACAGCGCACCAGTCACAATTAACGTGACGGGCGGTATATCGACTAGCGCCGAGATCGGTCAAAGCGTGTTGAACAGTTTGCTGGCATACCAGCGCACTAACGGCCCACTCGATTTAATGATTGCGGAATAATGGCAGGCGTTGCAGTAGTTGCGAGTGGCAACTATGACCTAGAAATTGACACAGGATTTATTCAAGACGCATTTTTGCTTGACGACGCAACCGCAGGCGTACTCAACAACACGACTTATGTGCTTAACGGCACGACACAGTTTGCAAGTGTGCTTGACGGGATAAACCAAGTGAACGTGCGGCGCGGCCGTCGCGATCAGGGCGACCAATTTAGTGCTGGCACAATGACGTTTACCATGCTTGATACTGACGGTATTTTTATGCCGTTTGACGAGGACAGCCCGTACTACGACACGCCAAACGCTAAACCGGGTTTAGCGCCTATGCGTCGAGTGCGGTTATCGCGGTACAGCGCAACCAACGTCAAAGAATATTTGTTTACGGGCGTGATTGTAAATTTTGATTACAATTTTGCGTTGGGCGGTTTGGATACGGTGACGGTTTATTGTGCTGACGATTTTTATTTGTTGGCACAAACATATTTAGACGAATACAACGTTGACGAAGAATTGTCTAGCGCTCGATTGTCGGCGATACTTGATCGACCTGAGGTTGATTTTCCGTTAGCTGCACGTAACATTTCTACAGGCACACAGACGCTTGGCGGTGCGTCGGCGTTTACGATTGAAAACGGCACAAACGTTTTGGGTTATTGTTCAAAAATTAACGAGGCTGAGCAAGGCAGATTGTTTATGTCGCGTGACGGCGACCTAACGTTTCAACCGCGTATCGGCACAACGCTTGACCCAGCAATAGCCGACTTTCACGACGACGGCACAAACATACCGTACAACGGATTAGGCATAACATTTGAAGCAGACCAAGTAACAAACCGTGCAGTCGTACAAATACTTGGTAGCAATAACCCACAAATCGCTGACGACACAGGCAGTCAGGCAACATATTTTATACAGACGTACTCGATCACCGATAGTTTGTTGCACAGCGACAGCGCCGCGTTAGACCTAGCCACGTACCTACTTGACCCAAACCCTGAGCCTCGGTTTACGTCGTTGAACACGGCGTTTGCCATGCTTAGCAGCGCCGAGCGCGACACCGTAGCGGTAATTGACATTGGTGACACAATCACTATTGAAAAGTCGTTTGCCCCCGGCACTAACCCAGCGTCACTAGCCCAAGAATTAAGCGTCGAGGGCATAGAGCATTCAATTAACGTAAACAACGGGCATATCGTTACTTATTACACGTCGCCCGTTACGGTGGTTTACGAGCTAATACTTGACGACCCGACGTTTGGTATCATCAGCGCTGATAACGCATTAGGTTAAAGTAGGCAACATGGCAACACGTGAAGATTTTACAGCAGGCCAAATTTTGACGGCTGCACAAATGGACGCAGTAGCGACAGCAATGATCGCCATAAACGCACAAACTGGCACAACTTATACAACGGTGTTGGCTGACGACGGCAAACTTGTTACTTGCGATAACGCGTCAGCAATTGCATTAACTATTCCACCAAATTCAAGTGTTGCATACGGTATTGGCACACAAATAAACATTATGCAATTAGGTGCTGGCACAGTCACAATTACGGCAGGTGCAGGTGTAACACTTCGAAGCGCTGGCAGTAAATTAAAAACAAACGGACAATACGCAGTTGCAACTTGCGCCAAAATTACTACCGATACTTGGGTAGTTGTCGGCAATTTGTCGGCGTAAGCCATGCAAATTCTTGCGTTTGGCGGTGCTAATCCACCTACAGCAGTTGATTATTTAGTTGTTGCAGGCGGTGGTGGCGCGCCATATCGACACGGCGGCGGTGGCGGTGCAGGCGGTGTTCGAAGCACAGTTACAGCAACAGGTGGTGGCGGCAGTTTAGAAACAGCGTTATCAGTAACACCGGGCGTATCGCTGACAATAACTGTTGGTGCAGGCGGCGCAGGTGCAACCACAGACGCAAATGGTGGTAATGGCAACAATTCTGTGTTTAGCACTATTACTTCTACAGGTGGTGGTGGCGGTGCAATCAACGATCAAGGCAACAGCGGCGGTAGCGGCGGCGGCGGTGGTTACAACAATGGCGCAGGCGGCACTCGAACAGCGTCGCCAGTACAAGGTTTTAACGGTGGCACAGGTGCAGACACTCGACCGAGCCCAAACAATTATGGCGGCGGCGGCGGCGGCGGTGCAGGCGCAGTTGGCGGCAACAGAAATTTAAGCACAGGCGTTGCAGGTAGCGGCGGCAACGGCGCACAAATAGCAATTTCTGGTTCGTCGGTTTATTATGGTGGCGGCGGTGCAGGCGTAACAGAGGGCGGCGGCGGTGGCAACGGCACAGGTGGTCTTGGTGGCGGTGGCAATCCACAAACAAACGGCACAGCAAACACAGGCGGCGGCGGTGGTAGCGGAATCGCAAACGCCAACGCAGGTTCAGGTGGCAGCGGCATAGTCATTTTGCGTTATGCAGATTCATTTGACGCAGCAGCATCAACTACAGGATCACCAACAATTACCGTTTCAGGTGGGTATCGAATCTACACATATTTGGCTAGCGGAAGTATTACATTCTGATATGGCACACTTTGCAGAGATTCTTGATGGTGTAGTGCAACGAGTAATTGTTGTGCATGATAACGATGAAGCAAATGGCGCACAATTCTGTCACGATCTGTTCGGCGGCAATTGGTTGCAATGCAGTTACAACAACAAGATAAGAAAACAATTTCCGAGCGCAGGTTTTACATACGACGAAATACGCGACGAATTTGTTGCACCGCAACCATATCCGTCATGGACACTTGACGAAAACAACGATTGGCAACCACCAACACCAAAACCTGACGGTCAATATTATTGGAACGAAAACACACAATCATGGCTACCATTCGAGCAGCCATAGCAGTATTGTGTTTGGTGTCATGCACAACAAGCAAAACAAACACAACAGGTGGCGTCAAAGTCCGCAATCTATCTATAAGCGAGGTTTGCCAATATGGGTCGCCTGACCGGTGCGAAATTAGAAAATAACCAAATACACGCCCGACTAATCGTTACGGTCGGCATACTTATGGCGATCACGTTTGTGCTTATGGTTGTCGGTTTGTTGTTTGGTTTGTTGTTTGTGTCAATGCCCGAAGAACTATCACCGCTTGACAGCAAAATAGTTGACCTACTCAGCACGATCAGCGTGTTTTTAACAGGCGCATTATCGGGTTTGGTGTCGGCTAACGGCATAAAAAACACAGACAAAAACAATGACGGCATACCCGACGCACTCGAATGACAAAACCATACGTCGTCACCGCACAACCAGTCGTTAAAGCACCGTTGGTTGGAATGGCTAAGTGGGTTGAACTTGCAGTTAAACACAGCGACGGCAGTTTGTGGAATAACGGTATATGGGTTGTGCGCGACGTGCGACATAAACCCGGTGTCATCAGCAACCACGCTCGAGGTCTAGCAACCGATCTGTCGTACAGGTGGCTTGCACAAAAACAATTTGGTCGCAGAGACGGCCGCAAACAATCATTGGCATACGTCATCAAATTGCTTGAACACGCTGACACGCTCGGCATACAACTTGTGATCGACTACGCGCTAAAACGCTCGTGGCGGTCTGATCGCGGCACATGGCAACCATTACCAAGCGTTGACGAGGGCGACTGGTATCACATAGAAGTTGAGCCACGCCTAGCGCACGACGTAGAGGCCACAAAACAGGCATTTCAAGCCGTATTCGGGGCATTCCCCACATCGTCACCAAAACTGGTCTAGGGTTAGTGACCTACCCGAGAAAGTAGGTCACTATGACACTTATCAGCAAACTTGCCGTATCGCTATTTATTAGCGTCACGTCAATATTCGTATTGGCTAAACCGCCAACACCGACACCGGCAGAAACACGCCCAGCGCCAATAACCGTTTGGCAAGGTTTACAGCCAGCGTCGCCCATACCGCCAACAACGGTCACAAATACGCCTATAACGCAACCTGACGCGTGTCAGACCGTGTTTGACATGGCTCGACACGTCGGCTGGCCCGAGCATGAACTAACCCAACTGGTCGCAATCGCCTACCGTGAGAGCCGTTGCAAACCTGACGCATTTAATCCGACCGACCCGAACGGCGGCAGCGCTGGAGTCATGCAGATCAACTATTTTTGGTGCAAACCGTCAAAATATTACGCCAACGGATATTTACAGGCATACGGCCTGATACGTGGTTGCGACGACCTATTTGACTTAGAGGACAATCTACGATCGGCGCTGGCTATCTATCGATACTCGAACGGGTGGCGCGCATGGTCACTATAAAACACCTAATCGTCGCGACAGTCTTGACCGCGTACACGTATGCGCTACTGTATTTCACCAACCAACGAAAGGCTAAAGATGACCGAGAACATCGACCCAAGAACTGACCCACAGTTCAAAGCACTCATGCAAGTAATGCAAGACATTACTAGCAACAAAGTGCCGTTAGTGCAACCGCATGAACTTGCAGCGCGTAGCACGTTACGCGCATTGCAACACCAAATTGACGATCGCAACGTGCTTGACGACAGCGACCTGATCGACACACTCAATCAAGCACGTGTTGAAATAAAATATTTGTGCAGCATTATTACCGACCTGCACGAGCGCATTAAACAACGCGACGTCGAGTTAGGTATTAAACAATTACGGTTAAACGAAAATGAAGTTGAGATACAGCGTTTAGAAAACATGGTTCATCGTGCTTACTAAACACGAAAAATCACGCATAGCCGTAGCGATTGCCGAAAGCCAAGCGAGCGCCAACGCTAAATGGACACCTGAGCAACAGTTACAGGTTGACGCGGCGATTGTAAAAATGGCGCGCATGAAACCACGTTTTACAGCCGACGAAGTTTGGTACGAACTGGGCGCGTCATTTCCCGTCACTAAAGGCATGACGGCTCGACTTATGGTTGCTGAACGTCGCGGCGTAATCAAAAACACAGGCGAGATCACATATGCAAAACGTGGCGGTCAACACGATCACGCGCAACGTTTAACAATTTGGCAATCGTTATGAGTTTTGCAATGGACAATTATGTCGACGTGGCTACACGTTTGCAGTTGGCGTTTAAGCGCTGGCCTGAATTGCGGATACAAGAAACGGCGCGTGAAGTTATTGAAATGCCTGACAAAACTTGCTTTATCAGAGCGACCGTGACAATTTGGCGAACACCTGATGACACAATCCCAGTCATAGCAACTTGTTGCGAACCGTACCCCGGTCGAACCCCATACACAAAGTTGAGTGAAAACGAAAACGCGTTTACACATTGCATTGGCAGAGCGCTCGCTTATGCAGGGATTGGGGCAAACAAATCGCTTGCGTCACGTGATGAAGTAGAAACAGCACAAGCGCGGCAAGGTGGTACACATTTAGCGCCCGTCGTACCGTTACATGACGTAGAAGTGCCATTTCCTGACGAGCCGCAGCGCGAGTATGCGTCACCTAAACAGTTGGGCATGATGAGGGCGTTGGCTAATGGTCAGGGGCTTAAAGGCGACGACCTTAAAACGTTTATAAGCGCGACGTTGGGGCGCGAGGTAAACACAACAGGCGATCTAACTAAGCGTGACGCTAGTCGAGTGATTGACGCGCTAAAACAAAGTGAGCCAAAATGACTGATGTCGAGTTGTTAGAAGGCGTGTTGCGTTGCCAGCAGTTGTTAAAGGCGATGAGCAAACCGACCGACAAAGAGACTGACGCGCACAAGTATTTGCGTTGGGCGGCCGAGCAGATCGCTAAGCGCATTTGGTGGGATAATCGAGAACCTAAGTAATTAAAACAATTTAAGTACGGGCATGACCTAAGCGTGTTGCAGCGCGGTTGGTGACACACGGCAACGTGGGTAGATGACGCACGTGGTAACACGTCGTCAGGCAAATGCGTTACAGAGTTAGGGTGTCGAGTGTGGCAGACGACGGGTGGGCTTAGCGCATTAGGCTTTACACACAGCAACGATTGACATAACACAAACAAACCACAAACATAAAGTTGACAACATGGCCAGCGTTAACAAACCGAGAGCAAACGAGCGCAGCGAGTGCGCTAGGACAAGCGCAGCGCGTCAGGCATTATGAGCAGAGCGCACGATCACGCCGACTACCAACGAAACCGTGCCGTAGTCCTACGCGAGCAACCGACCTGCACAGTCTGCAACCGGCAACCCAGCACACAAGTCGATCACATAATTCCCGTAGACGCTGGTGGCGGACACGAACTTGAAAACCTACGAGGCATATGTTTTAAATGCAATAACACATTGGGTCATCGCTACGTAACACAACGCAACGAAATACGACGCACCATTCGCGCCGAAGCAATGCGTGATCATGGCGTAATTGACACAGAACCAAAACGGTTTTTTATACAAAAACAAAACATCAC